GCATACGAGGATCACTGTTTCGCATGAAGTGGTTGTCCACTGAATCCATCTGGTTTTGCGCCTGCGCGTTGTAATAATCGTCCCGAGCTTGTGCTTTTTCGATAGACATCTTGCAGAGCATGAGTCCACCAATTTCCACGTTGCCGGTCTGTTCATTACCGAACAGGTTTAATTCTGGATGGTCTTCCGCCTTCACCGGTTCCCAACCTTCGCGCATCTTACGAGACACGTTGGTTCGGTCAGCCTGTCCTAGAACGTGCGTCGCAATCCAGCGAAACAAGTATCCGGGCTCAGGTGTCGGATCGGGCAGAGATGTCGGCGGTACATAGACTGCGCGAGCATTAGTTTCGCGTGACACGAGATCACGGGGTGTGCGAGGGTTAGCCATTATTGATTCTCCAGTTTTGCTACTTGTGCAGCGTATTGCTGCGGGGTCAATCCAAATTTCTTAGCCAGCGCAAGCTGGGTTGTCGTCAGTTGGACTTTTTTAGCCCCCGACGATCTTGTGGCAGGGGCTACGACGGAAGCAGGTTTTCTTGGAGACTCAGTTTGTGACCGGTCATCGCCCCCGAAAACTTCGGGGAATTTACTCTTCACGCGAGCGTTGATATGCTCGAAGTACTCATCAGACCTTGGGTCAGTCCCTGAGTTCACTAGCTTTTGGTGCAGCCCTAGTGCGTAGCTGGTAACTTCTTCAAACCCGTTTGCTCCGAACCACTGGTTTTTTGCTTGCCAGCGCAAGGTTTTTTCGTCCGGTTGTACGCGTTGGGGTTCGCGATGGGTAGTTTGTACCTCATCTTGTTCCACTTGTAAAGGGGTGTGACGAAAATTTTTCGCTGCTTCCAACTTCATCTTGGCATCAAGGAGGGCTTCTTGAGCGGCAAGGATGGCATCCGAGTCAAACGACTCTTGCGCTACCTTGTACTCACGGCGAGCTTTGTCCATCTCGCTTTCGGCCAGTGTCTTGGCTTGGGCCACGTAATGTTCAGTGCCGGTGTTGACGTTGCGGCGGAGGTGTTTATTCTCCTCAATCAACTGTTGTGTAAGACGCTCGAGCTCTTGCTTTTCGCGCATCGTGGCTTCTTTGACACGGCGCTCGTCGTGGCGTGCGTGTGTCAGGTCCTTGATGCGCTTTTGCACATTTGAGGAATAAGACTCAATTTCTTCGTCTGTCGGGTCTTCAACTTCTTTTTCGAGGGGCTTACGGCCACGGTCCTTTTCGGGTGTGTCGTCTACGATCTCAACTTCGATGTCGTCGTCTTCAACCGAGACGCTAACTCTTTTGTCTTCAACTTCGTCGGGAAATTTATATTCGTCCGTCATTAGTATTCCTTATACGCGGGTTACGCCGCGAGGGTCTTGCACAACAGCATCCACCTGATCATCGTTAATCAGACGGAACTCTTTTCCGAAAATCTTGAAACGCGTACCGGAATATGTACGTACGAGCACAAAGTCGCCTTCCTTGCACCACGCGCCTGCGGGGAACTTGGTTGTGTCTTTGTACGCATCTGGGCCAATGCGCATGACAAACAACACGGTTGTGGCGTGGCTGTCTTGCTGCATGGAAGCGTAGTCTCTTACGAGATCGAGCGACGTACCGGCGACCTTTTCATCGACCTCTGGTACTACGCACAGCAACTTCCAACCCGTTGGGGTCGGTAGTGCACCTGCTTTGGTTTCATTGTCAGCACCTTCTTCTGGCTGGGTAGCCGCTTGAATGTGCTCTGGTAGGGCGATGCCCGGTGGCAGGATCAAACCTGTTTCAGTCGTCATTTGCTTTCTCCACTTTCTCTACAAGGTCAAGGGTGTAACGCTCTGCAAGGGCAAGACCCTGAATCATCCCGCAGAGTTTTTGATACTGAGCAAAATCCTTACAAACCCCGCCTGCGAGGTCGTCAGCATAGTTGTTCATATCGGTACGTATTTTTTCGCGCAATACGCGTGCGAATTCTTGGATCATTTTTTAGTGTTCCGAGTTTGTTGTTGAGTTTTAGCGATGTCGATACCCATTTGGGTGCCGGCACGTTCTTGTTCGGCAGCTAACCGGTCGCGGTTTGTCGCGGCGGTGACAGCCAGCTTCTTCTCCTCCAAGTGCATACGGTCGTTTTTGTCGGCGGCATCGACTTGTAACCGTTTGTTTGCCAGTTCCTGCTCTGCTTGCAGCTTCTGTACGTCTGCTTGCAGTTTTTGTTGTGCGATTTGCAAGTCGCCCTGCACCTTTTGCGCTTTGGTCTGGGCTTCTTGCTGGCGAATGGCCAATTCTTGCTTCTGCATCTGGATAACAGGGTCTTGGTTCTGCTGCTGAGCCTGTTGCTGCTGTGCTTGGGCTTGGCTGTTCTGCAAAACCTGCTGCGCCGCTTGCGCCATCATGCCGGACAGGGCAATTTCGACCTGCGGAGTCATCTTTTCGTCTTCTGGAGGCAAAGACATGCCCAACTGCTGCTCGATCTTGCGGCGGTACGCGTATCCGGTGTGCTCAGCAATGTGTGCCATGAGCGCGGCTTGCATCATTGGGGCCTTGGGGTTCTGGCCGATGAGCTGTTGAATCTGGGGGTCCTGAACCATAGCCATGTGCACCTTGATATGGGACTCATGATCTTGGAACATGAACGCTTTGACAGGCTCAGACTTCAAAATCTCCATGTTTTCGCTCACAGGGTCCTTTGGCTTCATGTCTTCCTCAAGCGGGATGAGCTTCTCGGCGTTCTTAATGCCCAAAACCTCCAACATATTGCGGTGCAACTGCGGCAAGTCGTATATATCAGGGGCCATTTGCGCCATCTGGATGACCGCTTGGTACTGCACCACACGCTGGGACATGGTGGCAGCGTTGGGATCACTCACGGGGATGATGTCGCAACAGGCGTAGTCGGACTGTTTGGCTGTGCGCTTGCCTTCTTCGGGCTCAAAGTCGTAGTCTGGGCCGGTGTAGTCGCGGATGATGGCCGACAACAGGCGCAGTTCTTGCTTAAACGCGTAGTGCAGACGGGCTTGCACCGCTGTCATCACCTTCAGCTGGCGCTCTAACAGGGCAAGTGTGGTTCCCACAGGGGCTTGGGCCGACATGTCGGACACCTTCATGTCCGCGGTCGCTGCAAAGCGACGGCCTTCGTCCACAATCTTGTCTAGCAGGGCTGCAAGGACGGCTGACGGCTCTTTATAAGGCAGCGGCAGAATACTGTCGCGCATGTTGCCTGAACCGACGTCTACGTCGCGCCACTCGCCCGGTGCAATTGGAGTGTCATCACCTTTGATGCGAAGTCCCCGTGACTTGAGACCGCCGGGCAGGTTAGACAGCGTTCCAGCGTCCACCAATTGACGCATGATTGACGTCGCTGACTTGGCGAAGCCTCCGATGAGATGGAACAAACCGAAGCCATACGCCCCAAAGCCGGGGATGTACTGGTAGTGCACGAAGTGCTGGCGCTTGAGTCGTAGGTCATCTGTTTCTAACCAGTTGCGGCGGATCGCCAAAATCTCATTACTGCCTTTGACCATTGTCACCACATACGGCAGTGCGATGCCTGTCTCTTCACCGTCTTCGTCGTCCTCACCCTCGCTGTCGGCCTTGTCCTCAAACCCTTCTAGGTCCAAGTCCACGTGAATCTCAAGCAGGGTGTAGCGTTCGTCGTCAATATCGCTGAAACCCGTCTCTTTGTCCTTGGCTTTCTGGATGTCCGTCTGCTCTTTGGTAGGCTCGCCCAGCTCGCAGTCAAGGTAGAACCCCGCTTGCTGGAGCTTCTTGATGTCGTTCTCGGTCTTGCGCATGACGTGGGTCAGGCGGTAGCAAGAGTCCATGTCGGTTGTTCCGTACGGCAGAATAATGTCTTCGGCGGGCACGAACATGGATACCTGACGTCCCAAGTTGGGATCATCGTAGACCTTCTTGAAAGCGGAGCCAGTGGCAGGCAACGACCACAACATGCGTTCTTGCTCTGGGCGGAACTCGCGCATGACTTCTGTCAGCTGGTAGTTCAGGTCTTCCTCGACCCGCTTGGCCGCGTCCTTCTTCTCAGGCGTCTCTTTACCGATGATCTTGGTGCGCACCGGCCCTTGGGCGGGGAACATCTCGGTGATGGTTTCTGACTGGAACCTGACAACCGCCTCGGTGATCATGGGGTGGAACACGCCTGACGCGCCGTTCCACGGCTCCGTGCGCTCTTCGTACTGGAGGCCAAGCAGCTTCAAACCCTCGGTGTAGGCTTTCTCCCACTCCTTACGGCTGGCCTTGTCTTGATCTACCGCAGCGGCCAGCTCACCAGCCAATGACTGCATCGCCCCTTCGTCCATGTACTCGGCCAAGTTGTCGTTAAAGCCTTCCTCGTCGTCCTCACCGGGCTTGATGCTCAGGTCAAGGTCACCTGCATGGATATTGACTTCTTCGGGATCAATGATCTCGATCTCAATCGGTTCCTCTTCTTCTGCAAGGGCGTCAATGCCCACGGGGGCTTGGTACAGGGATTTGTCGATGGCCATGTTGGTCCTTAATAGTATGCGTTGGTTTTGCGGCGGAACATCTGTGGCTCGTCGCGCTCGTCAGATTCTAAAGAAATGAAGCCCCCTTGTCTAAACCTTAGCAGGGCTTGTGATGTTGTGTCCACAAAGTCGTCGTGGTCGCCGTTGGGAAACGATGCAACTTCTTCAATGACTTCGCGTGCCCACCTAGTATCGGGAGCCCACACTTTACCTGAGCTGAACAGGTCGGCGATCGCGTTGACACGCACAATCTTGTCGTTGCCCCGAGACGGGCTGAACTCTTGGACGGGGATGCCCATGTTGCGCAGCTCTTGGATTAGCGGCCCACCGGACGCTTTCTTTTCCACGATGAACGCATCTGGGTCCCACTCCTTCCAGTGCTTCAAGGCCACGGTCTTTAACTCGGGGAACGGCATCCGATCCTTGAACGCGTCCAGCAAGATGACTTGGGCAGTATCGGCTTCTTCCTCGTTATAGAACACGCCCCACGTGGTGCACGCAGAGTAGTCGGAGTTGTTCTTAGTCTCAAACGCCGTGTCCCATGACTGGATCACGTAGTCACAGCGGGGCGGTTCGTCGGCTTCCCAGATGCGCCAGCTCGTGCGCGAGATGATCGCGGCGTTGTTACTTGTTGGCTGCTGCATGTACTGGGCGTTCCAGTACTGTGGGTCGATCGACGCCTTGGTTGCCTTCAGGGTGGCCAGCGGCCACTGCTCCGGCCAGAGCGACTTCTCGTCTTCCGTGCCTTCGTTCAGGATGGCGGGCAGCTCCACGATCTCCCAAGGTATGGACTCAGGGTTCTTGGTCTGGTACTCAATCAGCCGGCCCGTCAAGTCCAGCTTGGACCACCTAGTCATGATGACGATGATCGCACCGCCCGGCATCAAGCGCTGTAACGGGCCTGTTTGGAACCATGCCCACGCCGTGTCAAACGCTAGACGTGAGTTAATTTTTACGTCCTGCTCAGAGTGTGGATCGTCAATAACGAACAAATCAGCGCCACGACCAGCCAGAGCGCCACCAACACCAGCAGCGTAATACTGACCTCCAGCACTCGTAGACCACTTGCCAGCAGCCGACTGATCCGCAGCAATCTCAGTGTTCTGGTATATCTCACGGTATTCCTCCGTTCCAAGCAAGTTACGCACGCGACGGCCAAAGTCTTCAGACAGACCTGCCGTATGGGTGCCCATGATGATTTTCTTGTGCGGGAAATTACCTAGGAAGTATGCGGGGAACAGGTATGAGCTGAACTCGGACTTACCCATACGCGGCGCGATGTTGATGATCACGCGCTTTTTCTTGCCCTCGATCACGTCTTGGAATATCTTGGCTAGCTTCCTGTGCTGGGGCCCGACCTTGAACCCGGGGTAGACATGCTTGGCAAAGTCCAACATGTTGGTTCGTGCGTTGTACATCGACGTGCGGCGTTCGCGCTCTTCAAGCATATCCATCAACTCGATCTTCTCCGCCACTGTCATAGTGGGGAGCGCAAGCTGGAGAGCCTTGGCCTCTTTAGGCGTCAGGTTTAGCTTGTTCAGATTCAAGTGAGTGCTCACTAACTTGGGGGGTGGTGTCTATCTCGGTGACGTCTTCTACGTCCACCACGCCCATGAAGCGGTTTAGCTTCTCTTTGATCTTAGCGTCGATCTCGTGGTCGGCCATGTCGGTCTTCTTGACCTCGATGCGCTCGGTGAACAGCGCCACTTCCGTGATGCGCCCAAGCATGTCTAACGCCTTCAACCGGATGCGGGCATCGGGGTGATTCGTCTCTTCCAAGATTTTTGCCACGGCCATACCGCGCAAGTGCTTGGCTTGCTCTACAAATTCCCAGTCGTATGCAGCCAGCATGGCTACAAGGTGACGCACTGCTTCTGGCGTCTTGATCTGGGTGAGCTGATTTTTTGTTTCGCCTACCGGAGCGTTTGTTGCGAGCGCGGTAAAAACTTTCTGTGCAGCCTTGGCGTTGGCTTCTTTAAGCGCCTTGTCGTCATCGTCTACGCCCAGCTTCTCCAGCCAAGCGGTTGTGTTAATTTGAGCGTTAAGTGTCTCGTCCGTGGAAATTTTCTCCAAGGGTTTAACAGCCTTCGCCGAGTGCGTGTGCACAGGGGGCTCGAAATCTAACAAGTGGTCCAGCATTTTTTCCTAGTGGGGGCGGGTTGCGTTACCCGATGACGAAGTGTACACTAACTTCCGGTAGTGGTGCAAGCAGTTGCCAAACTCGTGCCCATTGCTTCTCCTTGGGGCTTCGGCCTCTTTCAACCCCCGGCTCACAAGGCTGGGGGTTTTTTTATATGTGGGGCTGTCTAAGGTTAGACAAGGTTTCTTGGAAATTTTATAAAATTTATGGGGTAGGTATTTAGGATTACAGGAAATTGAGATCATGGTTACGAAACAGTGTTTATGGCGGAGTGCCCCTTAGTCTCCACAAAGGGGTGATGGGGGTGTGGTGGGGTCAAGGTATGCCGAATTCCAATGCCGAAACTTCCCCCTTCCGCACAATGGAGTCAACAGCAGAGAAGATCGTCTCTGTTGTTTGTTTGGGGACACATGTCCCCGTGTTTATCTCAAAGGAAATTACCATGTCTATTCAATCCAATGTCACCAAAGCCCTCGACGCTGCACACACATACGGCGAGGCAATCGAGCAACTCAAGAAGGACTGTGCGGGCAAGTCCCGCGACGATGTGCGGGCGGCAATGCTTCCCGCCGTGGCCGCGCATCCCAAGTACAAGGTCAAGGTCGTGGACGGCAAGCTGTGTCCCGATAGCGCCAAGTACGAGACGGCACGCAAAGCCTTGCAGCGCTTGCTCAACGATGTGTGCGGCGCGGCAGAGCACGCCAAGCAAGAACCCAAGGTCAAGGTCGCCAAGGCCAAGATCGATGCTGCTGTGGCGATTGCCGCGGGTATGACCAAGGCCGAGTTCAATGCGTGGCTGTCCGCAGTTCGCGCCGCTGTCTCGTTCGAGTAATCGGGGACAAATGTCCCCAAGTTTTCCGCGTGGCTCTGCAAGCGAGGGTCGCGCGGTGTTTCAAAACCTGTCTAACTCTGAAAGAAACCTATGTCAGCACGAATCACAACCGAATTCACCACGCCCACAAAGCGCTTCCATGTCACCTCTTGGGGCAATGGTTGGGCATACGAAGTCACCTGCATGAATACTGGCGACAGCTTCTTTATGCAAGACCATGACGCTGAGCAACTACAAGCCGAGAGCGAAGACTTCACCAACGAAGTTGTGCTCAATCAATACCTCGAAGCCCTCTGCGAATAAGGAACCATCATGAACCTCATCCAATCAATCATCCTTGCCCTCTTGGGCGTAGCCCTCATCATCATTGGCGTGGAGGGCGACGGATACCTCAACCAAGCCATGCTCGTAGCCGCAGGCGTCAACCTCTGCGCCGCCTTCACAATCACAGGAGAATAACCATGCGTTACACAGTCAAAGAAATCCACCTCGCCAAGCTACGCACCTTGCGTGCAGAGTTCAAAGAACGCGCCGAGAGCAACGAGCGCAAAGCCAAGGCCATACGCAACGCCGAGCAAGCCGAGATCACATGGGAGTTGGTCAAGCTAGGCGTCAAGCCCTTGCGCCAAGGCCGCATGTTCAAGTGATCGGGGACAAATGTCCCTGAAAGCGGATAAATGATGTGTTGTTCAGGGGTGGCACTCATTTATCCACTTGTACTTCAACCCAGCCATGCCGTAACCCGCATGAACACTAGGCGTCCTTACTTTGCGTCCTTATATATATCTATTTCTATTTCTATTTATATATATAGGGGTGTGTTTATATGTGTGCACCCCCAGTTTTCCACGAAGGCTTGGCTTTTGGGTTACTGGCGTTGCGAAATTCTGAAAAGGATACTTTTGAGGACGATACCCACACAAACCCTCTGTTTATCGTACACTCAAGACGTCCGCGATGTAGCACACTCGGATATACTTGGACACCCCAATGTAAAGAACAGGATAAATCATGGCCACCCCCCAAGCACATTACATGAAACTCACCCCATCACAGCTAACAGAGCGTATGCAACGGCGCGTAAGCATCTTTGGTATGCACCCGCAAGCCATGTTGCTAGAACTGGATAAACTCTTAACCGCCAAGAAAGAGGTGAAGTCTGCACGTGCAAGAGAGATGCAACTCAACCGACTTTGGAAGGAGCTGCTCATGCCGCTTGTTGCTGAGCGTAAGAATGTGAGGGCAATGCTTCGATACAAGGAAGAAGATGAGCCCGAACGTCAAGAAGCGTTAAAGGGATATATGCTTGTTTTGGAAACCCTCAAGGGCAAGCTAGAACTTGAGTCACGCAAAGGCTTCACCCCTGCACAAGTGGCCAAGGCACAGAACCGACCGAACAACGGCAACCATTGGACAGACTGGGTTCCGCCTAGCGTGAAGGTCAAAGTGCAAGAACTATTCGATGCGATACCCCGCGAGGGTATACGTAAGAAGACGCCGTTCGAGCGGCGTATCCCTGCCCCATTGGGTAAGCAAATGAAAGAACGCTTGCTCAAGCGCACCGAGAAAGAACTAGAGGTAGCCAAAGCGGGGCAGAGAGCCGCATACATGAGTGGAGAACAAGACGCTATGCAAGACGCTGACACAAAGGTGGACTACATCGAGCAGGCCCTTGAGTGGATAGCTAAAGCGGAATACACAGAGGCTCTGCCGACCACATGGCATGGCTTCTTTTAACGGGTGTTTACGTTTTCGGGGACATATGTCCCCAAGGGTGCGTGGTTCTGGCTACGCCGCGCACCTTCCTGTACCTAGCCGATTGGAGATTGATATGAAAGTTGTTTACAACACCAAAAAGTTCGGGCTATGCCTGAGCGATATAGAGATGAAGATGTTCTGCAAACTGCGCGGCTACACGCTACGCATCCAAGACAAACCTGTGTCATCCACCACGACATGGTTCAACGAGGTGGACTGGATGGAGTTCCGCGCCGACCCGCTACTCGTGCGCTTGGTCGAGCACAAGATGCTGAGCAACCAAGACTTGGATGTTTGTTATGTGGAGGGTGAGTGGCACATCGCCACAGACTGGCTCACATATGAAGAGGTAGAAGAAGACGGCCCATCCTGCATGTGTTGCGGAGACGATATCGCAGAGCACAGGGATGGGTACTGCGTGTACTGCGACCCTAAACGATTTGAAGACGAAGACTTAACAGAAGGAGAGAAAGCATGAGAGTACATGAATTGATAACGCTACTGAAACAGGTAGACCCTGAGTCCGATGCGTTCGTGTGGGTGGACGGCAACCGATACCCCGTGACAGAGATCGACCCGATGGGTTGGTATGTAGACATCAACGTGAATGTAGGCATCAACATAGATACAGGAGAAAGCAAATGAAAGAAGAAATCAACAGCCACTTCTACGCATCAAGCGTAGCGCAGTGGGCGACAACCAACGACACGCGAGACTTGCGTGCCTTACTCAAGCTGATGGACAAGGATGGGTATGGGTACAACTTGTTCCTCGTGCCAGTCAAACACAGCGAGGCGTATGAGATCAACCGCTACCAACCCCAAGTCGAGGGCACGCAATGGCTCGGCTACTTTGAAGTGAAGGAGAAATAGCATGAGAGTATTTGTAATCTTTGGTGACATCGAGTTCCTTGATGACTATGAGAACACAGCGTTGATTCGCAAGACGCACAGCAGTGGGTTCATGGACGAGGACAAGATAGAAGATCACGCCCTGCAACATGGGTGGGATTACCTCACGCCGCACTACCACGATGGACGCATCACGTTCATGCAATACCACAAAGAATCTGCTGAGTAATCAGCACAACCCGTTGGGGACATATGTCCCCGACATTTTTAACCTAGGAGAATGACATGACTTATCAAGACATCATCGACGAGAAACAAGAAGCGTTGGCCGTACAAACCAACATTCACATCGCCTTACGGCTACTGCGTGAGGGGCATATCCAGTATCACGACCGATACAAAGCGTTCCTTGATGACAACGGGCGCATCGGTGCATACAACGACAGCTATCTTGGGCGCACAGTTCATGCTCGTGCATGGCATCATGACTTGCAACGCCGATTCCCTCTGCACCCTGCGGTAGATAAGTTACTCGGCTCGTATCGCCCCAAGGATTGGCAGCAGCTAGTGCTTGAGTACCCACACCAAGCCGAGTCAGACCGCAACCGCATTGCCTACACACAGAACGAGGACAAGGGCAAGCGCAACCTTCAGACTGTGACGACACTTGGCAAGTACTTAACGCGCCACTTCCCGCAACTACCTGACCATGAGATACGCAACGCCGTTGCATCGTACAGCGTGGGGGGTTGCAAGGTTGTGCATACGACAGCCGAGATGCTCCAAGCGTTGATGAACGGGCCTGCCTCGTGCATGAGTAACAACTGGCGCAGCGCCAATCTCGATGACCATCCGTACAAGGTGTATGACCCTCGCCTCGGTTGGGGTATGGCTGTGCGTGTCGAGGACGGCGAGATCATCGGTCGTGCCTTGGTGTATGAGCAAGGTGACACCAAGTGTTTCGTTCGTACATACCAACGTGCATCGAGCGGCGGGTACTCTCAGGCCGACGACAGTCTCAATGCGTGGCTACGTGACCAAGGGTATGAGCACGCTAGTGATTGGCATGGTTGCCTCATGGCGTACCACGAGGGGCAGGGTGGTAGGCCGCTTGCCCCGTACCTCGATGGTGGTCTCAAAGATGTCGAGGTCATACATCGTGATGGTGTCAAGCTGTTGCGTGTTGTAGAAGACGGCGAGTACCACTTCGAGAACCAAGATGGTTCATGTGGCGATAACAGCGACGGCGATTCATGCAACGACTGCGGCGAGCGCATTGATGACGGCGATGGGTACTGGGTCAACTACGACGAGGACGAGCATGTGTGCAGGGATTGCTGTGACAACAACTATTACTATGCGTACAGCCGTCATGGTCGTCAGCGCTACATCCACGAAGCAAATGTGGTGACTGTCGGTGACGAGTGGTATGACGAGGACTACCTGTCTGAAAACAACATCGTGCAACTACATGACGGCGAGTACTGCCACAGCGACAACGCTGTGTATGTCGAGTCAGCTGATGAGTACTACGAGTGTGATGACGAGGCCGTGTGCTTTGACGACTACAACAGTCAGTACGAGTTGCGTGACCACCTTGTGCAATTAGAAGATGGCTCGATGTGTCATCAAGACAATGCGTGGTTATGCGAGGGTAGCAACGAGTGGTATGCGGACAACGATGTGGACAGCGTAGAGATTGATGGCAAGATGTACCACCCCGACCACGTGCCCGAGACAGATGACGAGACAACTGAAACTACTGGAGAATGATTATGTTAATGACTACATTACAACGCGCCCTATCTGTTAAGCGCCCACATGGTGGTGCTGGTGTCGAGGCGTTCATGGACTGGCTTGCCAACGCTGTGCCTGAACAAGTGAATGAATGTATCTTTGTTGATACCTGTGGCAACCTGCACGTGGATGCGCGTACCGATGACTCACACCGCACGCTGTTCGTGGCGCACGTGGATACTGTGCATCGTGTCGAGGGTAAGAACCCCATACGCAAGGTCAAGACCAAGAAGGAGCATGTGTGGCACGCTACGCCCAACTCTTGCCTAGGTGCTGATGATGGTGCTGGCGTGGCTATGCTCGTGCACATGCTGCATGGTGGGGTTGCGGGCTACTACATCTTCACGCAGGGCGAGGAGTGCGGCGGCATCGGTGCTAAGCACATCGCCAAGTATCAGCCTGAGTTGCTTGACCAGTTCGACAGGGCTATTGCGTTCGACCGCCGTGGCACTGATGCTGTGATTACGCACCAAGGGTATGGCCGCTGCTGTTCGGATGTGTTCGGCCAAGCCTTAGCCAATGCGCTCAATGATGACGACATGAGCCTGATGTATTCGATCGATGACAGCGGTGTGTATACGGATACTGCCGAGTTTGTTGACAACATCCCTGAGTGCACCAACATCTCTGTGGGCTACTACTCTGAGCATGGTGAGCGTGAGCATATCGACATCGACCACTTCCAAGCGCTGTCGCGTGCGGTGCTCAAGGTGCAGTGGGATGCGTTGCCTGTTGAGCGTGACCCCAAGGTGCAGGAGGTTAAGTCGTGGGGTGCTACGCCGTTCAGTTGGGGTGCGTACTCGATGGACGAGCCGTATGACTTCGAGATGGAGGACATACGCTTTGCCTTGCATGATGCCAAGGAGGGGTATTACGACGAGCTGTTCTGGTTGGTTGGTGAGTCTGTGTATCCTGAAGACCCTGACATGGCGACTAAGTTCCTCGATGCCAAGCGCTTGACTGATGAGTTGATCGGGCAGCTTATGGACTTGAGCTATACGTATGATGCCAACACTTTGTTGTGCACTGTGTTCGACACGCTGTACAAGGAGTAAATCGACGGGTGTATGTGATTTGCAGGGTATTTTCCCTGCGTTTTTAAAAGGAGATCGAATGAAGACAATCATTCACGTCAACCAACACGTCATCAAGACGAACAGAGCCAACGAGGTCAATGACCCTGTACTCACAGTCAAGACGTACAAGAGCAACAACTACGCACATGATGTAGTCATACACGGCGCGAGCCGTGTCGTATATAGCCCAGACAAACCGCTGTCATGCGGGGCGCATGTCTGGATTGAAACACAAGCAGAAGTGGAGATTATCAAATGAGCAATTACAACTACGAAGAAATGCGAGAGGAGCTGTTCACTGAGGACGGCGTGGAGCTTCTCATGCAGATGCGCGACCATTCAACAACACTACTGTTCAAAGCAGGGGCGTTTACGTTTGAGAAGGTTGTACGCACAGTCTCGGGGGATACATGGCTGATGCTGGCCGCGCTCGACTACATGATTGAGCGCAAAGAAATCAAGAAGGTGTACGAACCATCGAACACAAAGAACCACGTTTATACGAAAGGAGAATAGACGTAGTGGCCACTAACTTGTCCAACACTGGACAAGTTGGTATACTAAATTGAAAGGAGAAGCGCATGTACAGATACAAAAACAAAAGAGGCACGTTCAACTTCATGATGAATCGTGCAAAGAGTTTGGCTATACCGCCAGAACGAGTTGATGGGTTGCTACACAGCGAACCATTAACAAACACAACCCCACCGCTTAGTGCGGGGGCGCTAGAAGCAAGAGCGTTGATAGAGAAAGCAAAGAAACTTAAGGAGGAACAAGAGATGAGAGTAGCAAAGACGATAGGCGAGCAACTGCGCGAGAAATTAGACGCAGCATCAAAGCGCGAGGCGCTTAACAGCACACTCGATGAGTGGGATCAAGACGAACAGAAACAAATCAAAGGAGAAGTTATGACAGCACAACCAAAGCATTTATTCGGAGTCACGAACAACGCATCACGCGAGACGTTCTACTTCATCAAAGACAATCCCAACCTCGGCATCGCTGACATTAAAGCGGGCATGGCGGCCAAAGGTTTCAAAGAGAGCACGGTGTCATCTCTTGCATACCAGATGGTAGTAGCAGGGCTGTGC